ATTTATGATACTCTCTGAGAGTGTAAGCACACCACTACCATTGGTTACATTGCCTTGCCAAATCTTGCGCGACGTGGGTTCTTTATTTTTTATCTGAGATAATTGATTTTTAAGTTCTAGAGAGAGTTTTTCGTTTTGATTTGATTGGCGTTCTATTTGTTGAGTTTTTGCACTAAGTTGCTGGATATCTTGCGCTAATCGCCCTGCATCAAGCGTGCCAGCATTGGTTACTTCACCGTGGGATTTAATCCAAAAGACCACATCATCAAAACTATTAAGGGCTTTGATGCAAAGTTTTAGCACGAGAGATTTAGGGCGAGTTTCATCGCCACCTGTTGCCATTTGAGAGGTGTCTTTTGGGGACACAAAGCCATTATCGCCATCTGCATTGTCATAACCAAGGGTGCTCCACAAATCTGAAGACTGAGCAAATGTTGTATAATCAAAATACGAATTATTTCTTCCTTGACTTGAGTCGTCGAACCAAGAATCGTAGTCTATCGGTACTCTATGCACATGTCGTTTTAAGTCATCTTCTTGTATTTGCCCTACAGAGAGCCCATTGCCCGCATTACGCAAAAATCTATCTGCTACTTTAGGCACACTATTAATTGAGCCATATTTGTCGATTAAGTGGCGATATAACTCGGGGTAACGTTGTTCGGTCACTTGTGTGGCAATCTCATCAAAGGCAATCCAGCCTGCAGGGATATTATCCACGGCAAAATAAGCCGTCATCCCCACGTCTGAGCGGGTTAAATCAGGCAACGTGTTGGAGTTGCCAAGCACTTTGTACAAATCCGGAAACGCTGACGCATTAAACGTTGAGCCGTTTGCGCGTAAAAATCCGTTGGGATTTGTTACCGCACGAGGAAATGATACCACTGCACCTAAAGGTAAGCCTTTTTTAGCAGCCTCTCCTACCGCATATTCGGAGGCAAATTTGTTTTTATCTGCTCCATCTGTTTTGTGCGATATTGGCAAAATACCTGGCTCTGTTTCTGTCGCTGATTTTGCTGTCCATTTTGTATTAGCAAGCTCTTCGGCTTCCACACCTTTATCATAAGCCGTCTTAACCGCTTTTGATGTTGCTACATTATTTTCGTCGTTGCTATTGACTGCGGATGATCGTTTGTTAAGAGGGATATAGTTATTTAACGCAAGCTGCACCGTCGCAATCAGTTGCGCGAGTTTTTTACCCGCTTTTGCAGTGAGTGCAAGAGATTCACTTTCAAGGCCAGTATCATTGGTTAAGCGAACCACTCCTTCGGTATTAATGTTTGAGCGTGGTACATTAAGTACCTTGGCATAATCAACCTCTCCAACGGCAAGACTTTCCGCTTTTTTGGCTGCTTGCGTCGCTTCCTCTGCTTTTTGTGTAGCAATAGTCGCACTTTGTGTTGCAGATGATTCCGCACTTGCTAAATTTACGGCTAATTGTGCTGCTTTTTGTGCATAATGGTAAGCAGAATATTTTTCATCTAAAACAACTTCATTTTCAGGATTAGATGCCCATTTACGCGCCATATTTTCTGATTCATCCGCAGATTGACTGCTTGATAATGCAGAAGTCGCAGCTTGCTGAGCCGTTTGTGTATTGGTTGCAGTGATTTGGGTGTTTTTTGCAACCTCTTGCGCGGCTGATGCAACTTGTTGTGCTTTTTTGATGACATCATCACGTGCATTATTCACACTTGCTTCTGTTTCCGTTAGCATTTTGAATGGAACAGGATGATCTGGGTCGCTAGGTTCGGGAATTAATGGACTGGTTGCAAAGCCTTTTCCATCATCACGCATTGCTGGAATACGCTCAAAGCTCGCTTGGATGGCATCAAATTCATCAGAAACTGCCGTGCCATCTGCCTTTGTGTAAGGGGTAAATTGATGGGTGCGTTGATACCACGTTCTTTTTTCATCAGACACGATAATTTCTCCGAGTTATGTAGTTGAGAATAAGCCCACTGATTTCAAATTGTGGGGAGTAAATAGATGAACCAGAAAATGACAGTGCAATATTGCGACTATAGCCAGATAAATAGAATGTTGGTGTAGAATAATCTTCCGCTGACCACAGGAAATCATTCCAAAAGGAATCATTCCAACGCCCGCCACCGCCAGCGATTTGCAAATCCTTACTCAATGTTGATGCATGGTAGTTAGAATTGTAATCAAGATCGAAACGATAACTTAATTTAGATTTTCCCTCTGTAGTCGCTTGTAATTCTGAGCTATGCCAACTTTTAATCAATGTTGGCGACCCACAATGGTTAAATGCCATTTTAATAATCCAATCAATTGGCTTTCCCGAAAAGGAATAACATTTATCAGATTGGCGATATACCTTACCGTCATCAAAAGCCAAGTAAACTTGTTCAGGTGATTGCCATACCCCACGTAAAATCTCAGGATAAGTAAAAAATGTACTCCGTGTTGAGCCATCAGCTTGTAACATCATACAAATATGACGACCTTCTTTGGAATAGAACCGAATCTGATTTGATTTCGGTTTTGTGGAAGTATAAGCAATGTTGTAATGTTGCTTGTCGAAACCTAGTTTACGATTGGCATCTACTTCACTTAATCGAAAATCGCCAAATTGCTCGGTTTGATCGATGCGTGTAATACCATTTTTACTAATAGCTAAAGGAACGAATGTTGTTTGTAATGTTTCAGGTACAATGCCGATAGAAGAAACTTCTTTTAAAACCCAATCATCACGCCCTGAACCATAAAGCCCCGCTATTTTATTGCGGCAACCAATAATTAATACCCCGCCAACTGTGGAAGAAAGTGCAGTGATTTCATCACCTAACCCCAATTGTTCAGAACCGAGTAAAACTGACCATTGGTTAGGACGCCCCACTAAAGAATGTCCTAATTGCCCACCTGGGAAAGAGGCAAATAAGTGATTTCGGTGTGCACAGATATATTGCGGATTATTACTATTAACCAAAATTGGAACAATTACCCCATTTGGCCGCACTTCAATTATTTGTTCTCCATTACAGCCGTAAGCATAAAATGTATCTGCACCACCATAAAAATTGTGATAAATAAAGTGCCAAGACAATCCTTTTGATAATTTGACTAACTCGCAGTGCTCAATGGTTGCAACAGTCTCCCCTTTTATTTGTAAAGGTTGATTTTCAATAACCGATTGAGAGAGAACCACGTAACCAGATAAATTATCTGGGGCAAGCGTGACTGAATGGATAATCCCACGACTGCTAGCGGATATAAACTCAGCACCATTCAGTAAATTCTCAGGTTTTACCACGTTTTTTAGTTTAACTAGATAGGTATTCGGTATGGCTGACCATCCTTGACTTGAGCTGATAAATCCACCGCACTTTTCTCCGTTATCTCGAAAGGCGATGACTTCGTTATTGAGTTCTAGTACGCCACGAATTGGGTTTTCTCCTGGTACGGTAAGCACATGGTCTACGCCCAATTGAAAAGCGGTCGCACGGTAGCGTAAATCATCTTCTAACTCTCCTTCTGTAGAGCTATGCACGTAGTGAGCAGTGAAAGATGTTCCCTCTACGCTAAAAACATTGCCATTGGCTAAATTTAATGGGCGTAATGCTGCAACAACAAGTTCTTGCGCTAACACATCAATAATTTGATAACGTTTTCCTTGATGGTTGAAGGTTTTATTAAGAAAGGATTTATCTTGAGGAATTTCATTAACCACTAATACTGCATAATCCATCTCAGAAGGAATCATTTCTCCGTCAATGCATTCATAACCTTCAATGCGTGAAAAACCCCCACCATAATTAGGTTGCACATTTAACGCGATAATCGCTTCACTGTTCGCCTTTGCAATCGGTGGCGTAGTTAAATCCATGCCACCGCTGATGGCGATAAATTGTGATTGAATTCGTGGAAGTTGTGACATTATTTGCCTAATGATGGAGTGGGTAAGAATCGTTCGCAAAGCAAATGAAGATATTTATCCCATTCATTTTGCCCGCGGATAACTAGCTCTTGCGCATTTTGTGACAGGGCTTTACTTTGCATAGCGTAATACACAATCGCCACGTGGAATTGCTTAGGAATAAATGGTGTATCAGAGGACGCTTCTAATTCTTGAAGATTATCACTATCAAAACCATTTTCCCAAAATCGCTTGTTCCACGGGCGTAAAGATTGAATATCTAACCATGCTTCACGAATAGCATCAACATACTCAAGGTTACGACCAGTTTGATTGGTAACATTATGCGGGCCTTCGCCTGTATCGTTCATTTCACGACGTAACCGTTGAGCAAGCTGCAAGTAATTCATTAGGCATCACCTAATACAGTAATTGAATAGCGAGGAGCAAAGTATTCGCTATAAGTACCGTCTTTGTTTTGTTCAAAGCGATGTTCGCCAGCTTTAGAAAGTAAAACATAAACAGATTCGGGTACGGAAACTTCTTCTCCGCGTTTAATTAATATATCCAAATCATTAAGACCAACATACACATCACTGTTGTCAGTTTCACTTGGTGCAATGATAATGCGCACACGTTTAGGCAAATCAGCTGGAGGCATTTCTTTTGACTTGTTTCCTGTTGGCATATCGGGGCGCACCAAACCACTGGAGCTTTCAAAATCAAGAATAGCTTGAACAAGCTCTTCTTTCTTGCCATCTTTTTCCACGCCACATTGTTCGCGTAAATGCGCAACCAATTCTTCTTTTGTGGCTTTTTTCAGATCAATAAATGGATATGACATAGGTTTCCTCATAAAAAAAGAAAGCCCTCACGAGGAGGGCTTGAGTTTCAAATTAAAGTGCGGTTGCGGCAACTTCCAAACGAACTAACCACGCATCATTTAAGATTTTACCAGCCCACCAAGTTTTCCAACCAACGGAACCAGTTTGGCCAAGTTCATCGCCTTTTTCAGCTTTACCAGGATTGCGTACCAAAATTTGTGCTGCATCTTTGCCTTTCAACGGGCAAACTGCATAGGCTTCTTGACCAAAGATCGCAATTTTGTACACGTCCGCATTTGAACCACCTGTAGATAACACTTTACCAGTAGCAGATGCACCTGCATTTGCTGTTGGGGTAAGCAATGGCGTGGTAATAAAACGCACATTTTCTACCGTACCGAACTCTTGTGGAACGATTGGCTGACGAGAGCCATATTCAGCAACTGAGGTAAAGCCTGGCAAATTGCGAATATCCGCTTCCAAGTCTGTGTGGCAAACAGCAATATAGGCTGCTTCAATCGGTTTAGTACCGTATTTGATTGAACCATCCAAAATATTAGTTTTTTTCTTCGCACGGTTGCGTTGTAATTTACGCACTGCCGCACGTACGTGTTCTAATTTCAAAGCTGTATTGACTTGTGAAGTTGCTGAACCATTAGCAAAAATCACGTTAGTACCACCGCTGATTGCCCCCCACGTTGCAAGCTCAGTGGTTTCTGCTGCTTGCTCACCAGAAAGCATGGTCATGTCGGACAATACAGGATCTTCGTGAGTATCTTGAATCACATCGGTGATTTCAGTCCACGCACCAAATTGTTGTAAACGGCATTCCACATCTTCATACACCATTTTTTGGGATTCAGGGCGAACACCTTCAGTTAATGGAGTTAAAGCTGGTGCAAACGGTTTTGGACGGCGGAATTTAATCACTTGGGATTTGTTTTGTGGGATTGGTTTGGTTTGACCAAGTTTAGTCAAAATCAATACCGGTTCAGCATGAGCTAACATTTTAGCTTCTGCATACACTTGTGTGCGTTGGGAAATATCCGTAGATTTAGTTGTAGCCATAATAATTTTCCTCAAATGAACTAACTATCGCTGCTTAGCAAATTGAGCAGCTAATTGATCGAATAACGCATCTTCATCAATTTCATCACCGCCTTTTGGCGCACTGCGCCCCGTTGGGAGAGACATGGCGGATAATTGTTGAGAGCGTTTATTACGTTGCTCAGTGATGGAGGATGTTGCACGTTTGTACTCGTTGAGTAAATAAATCGCATCTTGCGGATCGTCAGAGCTAAACATTGCTTTAACGCCATTTGGTTGCGTATCTACCCAACGATGGAACATAGGGTCGCGCAAGATATTATCTGCATCAGGAACGGCTTGAGTGACTAAAGAAATAGAGGTATCAAGTTGTTGTTGCGCAAAATCTTGAACGTTGGCTTCCACCATTTGAGCGATTGGGGCAGAAACATCTTCAAGGCGTTTATTTTGTCCGGCAATAATGCGGGACAATAACTCTGCAACTTCAGGATAATCAGCACGCAAACTTTCCAATTCTCCATCAAAGGAAGGTTGGTTTTGTTTGAGCTGTTCTAGAGCGGCTTGTGCTTGTTGATATTTCTTTGCGAACGCACCAGCACGACCACGATGAGATTTAGCCATGTGTTCGTAGCGTTCTTTGTCTGCTTTCATTGAGCGGAAATGCTCTTTCACTTCGTCAGTGGCATTTGCTAACCATTCAGGCTCTTCCTCTTTTGCTTCCGGCGTTTGCGGGTTGCTTTCTTGAGGAGGATTTTCTCCACGCTGATCGGGCGCAGGCTGATTGTTGTCATTTGCAACAGGCGGCTCGTTGTCGGCAGTTAGTCCACCTGATTCAAGTTGATTAGCGGCTTCGTCAAAAGCGGCATCAGCATTAAATTCTACGGTGTCTTGATTTTCCATGTATTACCTCTTTAAGCAGCATAAAGCGGCTTGTGATAATGCGTTAATAAAAAAGCCCGCTGAAATTAGCGGGCCTGTAATGTTGGGTCGAGTTCACCAACAAGATCTTGCAGTTCTTTGATTCTTCCTCTAAGAACATTGTATTGTTGCGGCGTTAAACCTTCACCGCATAAATCTTGTTTATACTCAATAATTCGAGTATTCAGATAAATAATCAGAGATTTTTTATCTGCTTCATTTTGCAATTTTAGTTTCTGCATGAAAACTCCAATAAAAAACCGAACTGTATTTCTACAATTCGGCTATTGTGGGAAATTCTACTGCAAAATTTTTTATTGTCAATAGATTAATTTGTGTTCAATCCCTCCATTATACGGTATTTACGTAACATTTTTGCTTGTACTCTGCTCATATCTTTATTGTAACGCTTAATGCCATTCTCATAAGCAATTGCGCTAATTTTGCCTGAGCGTAATGCACGAGTTAGATTAGCTTTTTCACTTCTTGCTTTCTTAACAATACTCTCTTCTTGCTCATGGAATTTAATTAGTTTCATCTTGTTGGCATCTAACCAATCACCTAACTCATTGCGTTCTTTGCGAGATTTGTATTCTTTATAAACACTTCCAGCCTCTTCGCTTGCCTCATAGTAACGGCTTTGAATAGCAAATTCGTTTGTTGTGCCAATGAATTGATTTAAGAATGGCGTACGTGCTTTTCTTCCAAGCTCTTCACGATTAGGATTTTCCACAAATACAGTATTCAACTCTTTAAGACTACCAAGTATTGAGCTATAACCATCAAACAAGTTTTTAATTTGCTCAGGGTGCATATCAATACCCATTGTATCGTTTAGATTAATCGCCACATCTTTCCAAAATTGAGCAGTTGTCGCCTTAGATTGTTCTGCTTTTAATTTATCATCACGCACATAGTTAGTTGTGATCTTATTACCAAAAGCAGATCGATTTACAACATTTTGCATTAATGGTTGAAGTAATGTCGGTGTTATTGTTAATGCAGCTTTTTCCATTGGGTATTTTGCTGCAGAAATTTCACTTGGACTAATAGGTGCAAAAGTTTTCAAGGAGTGTGCTAGCATATTCGTCCCCGCCTCAGTCAATGAAATATCACCAACCGCTCCTTTTACGATATTCGTAGCAAAATTCCATGCCATTTGCGGCATACCAAACCCAACGGGGAATTTGAAATAATAACCATCACCAAGTGGAAACGGGATAAAACGTGTAATATCGCCAAGTTGATCCATTTTATTCCCCCCTTCATCTTCATCGTCCATAGAGCGTAAAACGGTGTAAAGCGCAGTCATCCCTGCAAGGTAGGCGGCAAAACGATACTGACCTTTACGTGTGGATAGATAACGCATTAAATTGGCCGCGCCCATTACAGCGGGTTGCGAGAACATATACAATGCTTTGATACCGCGCATTTTTGAACCAGTCTTGCGGAAGTTGGTTAATTCTAGCGTTGTTGCGGCCGCT